ATACAGTATTGAACCCCTCAGAAACCACATCATCCTTGAATGTCAGGTGAAAACCATTGGTTCCAAATGTGAGGCCGCTGGTATCTTTTGGTATCCAGATACCGTTCTTGGTCTCGCCAAAGCTGGCGGCAGTCAGGGCTGTTCCGTCAATCATGTTAATTTCGGCTATGTAACCATCATAAGGGCGGTTGACGCTTACATGACGAAAGATATTTATTTCCTGAGACTGATTAATCCACGGAAATTGATCGTTCTGTGCGATAGCACCCTTAGTTCCATCGGTCTCTTCACCGTTAACATATACTTTTATTTGACGGTCAGACGCAGTTGCGGATGTGCTATCGAACGCAACGACAAGATGATACCAAGCAGATGGGTCACGAAATTTTGCAGTGCCGTTGAAAGGGGTTGTGCTATATGCGCCAATGCTTATTTCATCATCAGTGCCAATCTTTAAATCCATATGGGTGTCGTTAGAAGTACCCGTGCCTGTATGAATAATATATTGGGCGTTTCCTGTCCCACTACCTAAAAGGCCACGCTTTATCCAGCAAGAAAATGTACCCTTGCTGTTGTTTGTCGGGGCAGATGTATTAGTACGAGTTAGATATGGGTTGTTCCCATAAGCAACACGCAACGACTGGTCAAGCAGATGGCTGTAAAAATTACCTAACGCACCACCCGGCGCACCTGCACCACCTAGTCCACCACCTGTTCCTTGAATAAGACTCATTTATGCTCCTGCTGAAGTAAGTGCGCCTGATACAGACACTAAAACACTTGCGTTACCTGATGCAGCCGTAGAATAATATGAAAGACTATACGTCCCTGCTGTTTGCAATGCAGCCAATGCAGTAGCATTAATTCCTACTACGGCATTTGCAGTAACAGCGTGACCACTTGAAGTGGTCCATGTTATATTACCAGACTGACCCGCTACAGTATTAGAAAAGGTTATTTCTGTATTACCTGCTGTAGTACAAGAAAAGTTATTGTTAGCTGATAAGTCAAAACTACCATCATTTTCTGCGGTTATACTAGCACTTGTTGCTCTTCCTGTTACCTGCACACCTGCCGCAACAGTTTCAAATGTTTTAGTATCGTTGTGGTATAACTCTACAGCACCACCATCGACAAACTTTGCCATCTCGTGACCATCAGCACCGTCAATGTTTAATGTGCCAAGAGCAGTGATGTGTCCGTCTGTAGCATCCCATTTGATAACAATATCATTTCCAGCACCTACTCGTATTTCATCATTGTCTGCCATAGCAATATTATTGCCATTACTCGCTAGATCACTGGCTAAGTTACCACCTATAGTTGCTGCCGGTATAGCTTCAAGCTGTATTGTACCACCGCTACTGTCGTATGTCAATACATGATTATCTGTTAATGAACTTTGGTCTGCATCAAAATGGAAAACACCAAGATGGATATTCCCTGTACCTGCTGGATCGATAATAACATTGCCGTTAGTATCTGTGCTTGAAATGGTATTACCATTAATAGTAATGTTGTCAATTGCTGCAGACTCACCAGCTATTGTTGTAAAAGCTCCCGTAGATGCAGAGTTAGCACCTACAGGTGTTCCATCAATAGCACCACCACCAATGTCAACTTTGTCCATGACAACTGTGCCAGAACCGTTGGGTGTTATAGAAATGTTACCATTAGCTGCATCAGCAATAGTGATTACACCTGAGTTTGTACCAGCATTAGTGCTAAGTGTTAAGTCACCAGTACCATTAGTTGTAATAATTGCGTTAACATTGTTATCACCTACACGTACTGTATCCGCATCTAGTTGAACATCACCTGTTCCATGTGGCGCAATTACTACATTACCATTAGTATCTGTGCTGCTAATAGTATTGCCATCAATTGTTATATTGTCGATGTCCACTTGTGTGTCCATAACAATAGTACCATCAGACTTAATACGCATACGTTCTGTTGCGGCTGCTGATGTATTTGTCTTAAATACAAGGGCTGTCGAGTTATTGTCAGAAGCAAAAGTATCTTCTGCTACAGCTTCAATTGTTGCACCATCAAGAATAGCGTCTACGCCACTACCCTCAACAGGAGCATTAAAAGTAATCTTACCTAATACATTACCAGACTCAACTGATGTATCACCTGTTTGCAAGTTAAGCTCAAACCCAGAAGCCGCTCTAGCTTGTATACCTTTATCTGCCTCATGCGTAAGGGTAACTTCACTATCCGCACCAAGTGAAATAACGGCAGCATCACTATCCAGTTTTAAATCATTGCTAATGTTTACAGAGGTTGATGCGTCAATATCTACAATAGGTGCAGTAATTTCTAACTCTGCATCAGCATCTATGTCTAGTTGACCGTCTGTGCTTGAGTTAATAAATATTGCGCTATCACGTATTTGCAGTTTAGTTGCAGCAGGAATATCAATAACACCTGTTCCGTTAGGGTCAAGTGTAATATCACCATTAGTATTGGTAGAAGATATAGTGTTTGCGTCTATAGTAATGTTGTCAATTGCTGCAGACTCACCTACTATTGCAGTAAATGTACCTGCTGCTGCAGTTGCCCCACCAATTACCGAATTATCAATTGTACCACTATCTATGTCAACTTTACTTATATTAACTTCACCAGTTCCATTTGGTGTCAAGTCAATGTTACCATTAGAGTCTGTGCTGATGATCGCATTACCGTTAATATTAATATTGTCTACGTCAAGATCACCAGTAACATTTGCTGCGCCTGTAATAGTAAGAGTAGTTGTGTCTATGGTAACAGCAGTAGATGCGTCTATGTCAATAGTAGGTGCTACAAGTTCTAGTTCTGTATCTGCGTCAATGTCAAGCTGTCCGTCTGTGCTAGACTTTATGCTTAATGCTGTATCTCTAAACTGTATAGCTTTATCTGTATCAACTAATATATTCTCACCAAGACCATCAATGTATGCTTTACCATCAAGATATAAATCTTTAAACTCAAGTGAAGATGTACCTATATCTAACGTATTATCTGTTTTTGGTTTTATCTCAGTTGAACTAACTACAAAGTCTTGCACTGGGCCAAGCACAGTAACAGGCCCACCTTCACCGGCTGTGCCATCATGGGTATGTCCACTTGTAGCGTTAAAGGCTGATTCAATAGCGTCATATTCGCCATCAAAGTCAGCAGCGTTAATTACGTTACCATCAGCAATATTATTAGCTGAGTCGTTTCTGGTATATCCTGTTCCCATAGTTTTACCTTCTTGCGTTAGTGGCGTATTCGACTGTTAATGCGTCAAGTGAAAATGGCGGTGCTTGTGTAGCAGAGTCAAACAAAAATGAAACTGCAAATCCAGAACCTACTACTTGACTTTCAAATAGTTTAACTAATTTTGCACCATACGTAGTTGTACCAAATACTCCTGATCCAAAAAATCCAACAGTTCCCTGTACGTTTTGTATATTAATAGGTGCTGGTTGTATAGTACCGGCTTCGTCAAAGTCTAATTTTAGACTTAAATCAAATGCTACACTTCCTTGCGGATCAGTGTACAAAAATATTTTGTAAAAAGTTTTTCGTACTCGTGGGTCTTCAATTGGAATAAAAGGTGTAGCAAAGGATATAGTAATTGCTGTACCATCAAAATCACTACCCGATTCCATTTGATATAAGTAGCCATCATTATTAGAAAACAGTATAACCTCACTGTTTAAATGATAATTACTGTCTGCTACAAATGCTCGTATGCCCCTAGTTTCTGCATACTGCATGTTTGCGCCGCCTTGTTCTGCAAACTGTGTAGCTAAAATGCCCTGTGCATTTTCTTGTGTAATATTATTATTATACCCAAATATTCTATACTGTGATTTTTCTCTAACAACGCAACTCGTAAAGTTTGTATTAGTAGAAATAAATGTAACTAAATCATCTTGTATATTTTTAGATACAACACCTAATCCAAAATCACCAATTCTATCTGTGGCACTTAACAATCGTAAACCGTCAGGTGCTAAGAACATAATGTCACCACCAACCTCTTGTATGGTGTCACTTTCAATACAACCCAAATCATTAGTTACTGGTTGCAATGTAAAGTCTGCTATTGTGTTACCTACTAATCTTTGTATAGATACTTCGGTAAAAATAATTAACTGATCACGAAATACTTCTAAACCTGTAATGGGCGAACCTACATTTATAGAACCTGCACCATTTGCCACTGAAAAGTCACTGTCTGTATACGGCGAAGTAAAATTAAGTATAGTTCCCTTTCCAAAGAATAAAGCATTTTTAAAGTTAGCTATAAATGCTGCGCCTTTTACATCAGCAGGTGCGTCATTTAGTGCAGTAAATAAACTAGTGTCATATGTTGCTGGAGCATTTGCTCCATCTACTATTGCAATTTTTTGTGTGCCATTATAATTATACTTTGCAAATCGTGTACGTGAAGCACCTTCTCTGCTTGTAGATATAAATGTTATAACAGCATCATCAGCAGGACTTGACGCAAGCGCAGGATCAATACTTAAAGTAGACCCACCTGAAGATACTGTAGCTGTGGCAGTTACTGTATATATTTTTGCGACACCCGCTATAGTAAATTGATCTTGTGCCTGTGGTGCTGCAGATAAACCATCTACAATAAGAGATGTACCTGTTTGACTTGCACCGTTTACTAAAGTTGTTCCATAATTAGGAACATTTATTTTTGTAAACCCTGTCCCGGTTGTGCTAAATATATCATCGTTCTTTGCAACAATGGCTTGACTTTCCCAGCTTGCAACACCAAGTGTTAAATAGTTTAACGTAGTTGAAACAAATACAATATCATCTTGATCAGACGGATTATGCACCATCGTTTGTGATAGTGTAAGAGTTGCCCTATTTGTTGCTGCTGCAAAAGTAACACCACCAGCAGCTATCGTATACCTAAAACTAAGAACTGCATCATCAGCAGGTGTAGCAGCTAATGCGGGTGCAATTGTTAAAGTAGAATCTGATCCTGCTAAATTAGTTGCTGCGCTAATTGTGTATACAGTAGAGTCACCCGCTATAGTAAATGTATCGTTTGCAGAAGGTTTAACATCTAATCCGTCTACGGCTAATGATGTACCTGATTGAGCCGCACCATCCACTGCACCACCTGCGAATGATAATACATCTCCAGCTACAGGTGTCTGATGACAATTAGCTATGACAAGACTCGTGCCGCTTTGACTTGCCCCGTGTACTTTTGGCGCACCATATGGGGGAATCAAATCACTGTCGTATTTATCATAACCTTCAATTCTACGATAACCACCTTCAACAGATGGTTCAAAGTTACGTAGTATTCGTGCGCTACCCGGTGCGTTAAGACCCTGCTGCAGCGGTGACAGATTACTTATTAATCCACCACGAAACTCAACGGCGTAAGTTTTCCATGCATCAGCCAAACTACTACCCCTAGTTTTGCGTAATCATGTATGAACGTACATAAGGTGTACGATTAATTAACATTGAACGCATATACTTAATACCCTCATCAAATTTTTCTTTCATTACTAACGCATCTTGTGTATTACCTCTAAATAAGTAAGCATAGTGCATTGCACCATCTGTAATAACATGAGCAAATCTATCGGGTATAACAATTGCATCGCCGTGTGCAGATAAATCTGCAGTAAAATTAAAATATTCATATACTAAAATATAAGCAGCGTCAGGCTCTGGAGTAAGAACAAACTCAAGAGATGGTGCATGTACTACACGAGTAGGTACACCTTGAAAACTAGAACTATTATATTCTTGCGCTACAAATTTATCTAAGTATTCTTCGTAAGCCATAGGCAATATACGTGTAGTAGCGTTGCCTAAAGTTGAATCTTCTTTAATTCTAAAAGTATCAAAATTAATAACTTTACAATCTGTTGGAAAAGCATAGCGGCTAGTGTTAGCCGTTAAAGTTTGTGTTTTAGTAGTATGATTAAAAGGCCACTCAAATTCAGATTGATTAATATATCTAATAGATGCGTTAACTGCATCTTTAGCGTGTGCATAAAAACCTGTTGCAGACGCAAAGTTAGTAGAAGTTAGTTCAACTTCATTTAAGCGTCTGTTTACTTGATTTACTAATTGTAAAAATGTTGTAGCCATTTACAGTTCCTTAATAGAAGTGAAGGGGCAAGTTGCCCTGCCCCATCACCTATTTAGTTAGATTTGGTCACGAGAAACTTCAGCAGCTTCCAGTTCACCAAGTGAGCTTACATCCATCATTACGGCGAAAACACGAATTTCACCAGCAGTAAAAGATGCGCCACCACCCGCAAGGGTAAGGTCCAGAGTATCCGCAGAACCGATAACAAGATCAGCAGAGACAGTTACGCTAGGTGCATAAGCACCATCAGCAGCACCGTCAATGTCAAACGCTGTTACGTATTCATCGGCATCTGCACCCGTGCCAAGAGCAGCGGTTGCGTCAGTACCAGTATTTTGAGTTGCACTGGAAGTTACCTGAAAACCAGCAGCAATAATCTTGGTGTTCGCAGGAACAGTGATACACTGTACTACGTCACCGTTTGGATTGATGCTGTTAGCAGTAAGGTCAATGACCTGCTCAACCATGTATGGATTGCGCCCACGCTGGGAATTACCCATAGCAGGAGCAAGAGTAGCAGTAATTGTAGCCATGATTATCTCCCCTTATGCTAAATGGTAAATGGCGTTAACAAGAGCTTCAGGACGAAGAATCTTGCGACCATACAAATGCATACCCCGAACAATGTCGGCGAAGCTATCAGGATCACGGTAAGTTTCAGTCTTATTAATCTGCTCTGCAGTAGCAACAGCAGATGAATGTCCTGCAACAATCACACCATAGTTGGATGAACTGTTTGTGCCAGCGAATGACGGGCCAGTACCAACTGAAGGTAGGTTGTTAGACTGATAAACTTGGAAGCCGTGGATTTGTGTAGAGACTTGACCGTTTTGCAGTCCACCGCCACCAAAATCAGCATTAAACAAACGAGAATCTTCGTCTTTCAATACTTCCATAAATACTGGATCAAGGATCAACCAACGACCTTGTGAATCCACGTTCTGCTGGTCAAGAAGACGAGCCATACGTGCAATCAAAGTCAGTGGGTGAGTGTCACCAGCAGCAGGAGTTGCGTCAGTTGCACCACCAGTACGAGGGGCGATAGCAATAGCGTCACCTGCAGAACCTGCAGAACCTGCACCATCAGTAAAGTCTGATGCGTCCAGTTTCATGCTTGCAAGCAATTCGTCTGTACCAGCAGTTGAAACAGCAACGGAACCATTTACGGTTGTGTTAGCTGTGTTGGCTGCACCATGCAGAGCAGATTGCTTAAAGCCTGACATATAACCAAGAACGTCTTGGTCAAATTGGTCAGCAAGGCGATACGCAGCACGATCACTTGCCAGAGACTGGAAGTTAACGTGTGAGTGTGCCTCTTCAATGTCATCAACCTTAAATGCAAAGTAGTTAGCTTTGTCAATTGTTAGGCTGAAGTCTTCATCGTCAAGGTCTTGCGGCGTGATGGTTGTACCACGGGCGTAAGCCTTAACTGTAATTTCGGGTTCCTTGATAATCTTAACGGAATCACCCATAGCAGCAATCTCACCGAAATAATCGGAATTAGTGATTGCTTCAGCAACAGCAGACTTGCGGAAAGCAAGTTGCACCTGTTTGCTGTAAATTACGGGAGAAAAATTACCGTTAGGAAGATTACCATAACCACTAGCAGTAGTAAATGCCATGTTAAAATCTCCTATGTAGCATTTTACAGATACAAACTCGCAAGACTAATCAGGAGGCTGATGCACTTGGGTGCGTATTCTGATAGGATGGCCGTCCTACCATTCAACGGGCCATGTTTGTCAGGTAATCCGTAAGGCTTGGCTGTTTGTGAATTATAGTGTATCCGTATTGCGCTACACAGATACACTAATCTGACTATAGTTATACGTATAAATAACTATTTGTCAACTCTTTTTTATCTAGCAGAGCCAGATACATCATAGATAAACTTTCCAGAACGGATAGCTTCCATAATTTCATCAGACATCTTCTCATATTGTTGAGGTGACATCTTTTGTACTTGAGACTCTTTTAAGTAAGTGGAAGACTCATCTTCTTGTGGCTTACTTCGTGAGTTCTTTGTAGATACAGACTTAGCTGCATCTTTATCTTTAGTAGGTTTGCTTTTAGAAATACCCATGTCGGCTTTGTACAAATCAATTGCACGTGCGGCAGACCTAGCGTCATTGTCATTATCATACAGCGCATCTTGTACCCACTTAGGCTG